CACGAGATGGCCGTCACGCACATCTGCTTGCGCGGCAACTTCTACGGCGAGTTGACGGGCGGCCCGCGCGGCTCGCTCGACCAGATCGTGCCACGGCATCCCGACCGGGTGACAGTGGATCAGCAGGACGACGGCAAGCTGGTCTACAAGCACCGTCCCGACATGGGGCAGGAGCGGACGATCCCAGCCGAGCAGATGTGGCACGTCAAACTGTTTTCACTTGATGGGATTAACGGCGTCACGCCGACGACCTACGCGAGGAACGCAATCGGGCTGTCAGTCGCCCAGGAGACGCACGGGGCGAGCCAGTTCAAGAACGGGCTCATCCCGCCGTTCTACATCAGCCGGCCGCCTGGGACGAAGTTTCTGCCCGAAGCCCGCAAGAACTTCCGCGACGGCTGGCGGGCGATGCACGCCGGCCCGGAGAACGCGGCCAACCCGCCCATCCTCGAAGACGGCATGGAGCTGAAGGCGTTGGGCGTGACGAACGAAGACTCGCAATGGCTGGAGTCCCGCAAGTTTCAGACCGTCGAGATCGCCCGCATTCATCGCGTGCCGCTGTTCCTGATCAACGATTTGGACCGGGCGACGTTCTCCAACATCGACGAGCAGTTTCGGGCGTTCATTGTGTTGACGATGCTGTCCTGGGTGCGGCGTTTCGAGCAGACGGGAGCCCGTGACCTGATCGCAGACCCCGAGCAATTCTTCCTTCGCTACAACTATGACGCCCTGTTGCGTGGCGACGTGGAGAAGCGAGCGACGTTCTACCGCGCGATGTTTGGCATGGGGGTCTTTTCGACGAACGACATCTGCGAACTTGAGGATCGCAACGGGATCGGCCCGGACGGCGACCAGCGGTTCATCGACGGCAACAACCTTGTGCCCATCGACCAGGCAGGGCGGGTGATGCTGGCAGAACCAGAGCCGCCCACCCCACCGGCCGCGCCGGACGCACCCCAGCCCAAAGAGGACGAGGCCAGGTCGCCTGACGTGTCGTTCGAAGTCTCGGCCGTGGTGTCGGAACTCTGCCAGGACGCGGCGGCCCGGATCGTGGCGGCCGAGGTGCGGACGCTCAAGACGCGAGCGGGCAAGGCCGCCGACGACCGGGGCCGGTGGAACGCATGGGCAATGGCAAAGCTCGACAAGCATTGCGAGTATATCGAAAAGGCGCTGGCCCCGATTGCCGCCGTCGGGCAGCCTGGGGCCGACGTGGCCCGGATCGCCCGGCTATGGTGTGATCGGCAGGGCGGGGAACTGATCGGGACGGAGGACGTGGCGGGCACGCTGGACAGTTGGAATCTCGACAAGCCGGCCGAGCTGGCGGCCCTACTCAATCAGGAGCTAATGCCGTGTTGTACCCTCGCATCCTAGACGCCGTATCCGAGCCGTGGCTGATCTGCCCCGACAAGGCCGCTCAGATCGCCGCTGCATTGTCCAACCGATTGCAGGGCCTCCGCACAGACGCGGCCAGCCTGGAGGCTCTGGCGGCCCAGAATCGGAGCCGTGCGGCCACGTCCCGGCCGTCGAAGTCTATTGCGGTGCTGCCGATCCTCGGCACGCTGGTAAGCCGGGGTGATCTGCTCAGCGAGTCGAGCGGGATGGCCAGCATGGATCGACTCGGCCGGGACTTCGCGGCCCTAGTGGCGGATCCCGGCGTCGGTCATATCGTGCTCGACGTGGACAGCCCCGGCGGCACGGTGGCCGGCACCGAGGAGCTTGCCGCCCAGATATTCGCGGCCCGTGGCGCCAAGCCCGTCACGGCCGTCGTGAATCACCAGATGGCCTCGGCGGCGTTCTGGATCGGCTCGGCCGCCCGCGAGGTGGTGATCAGCCCCAGCGGCCAGATCGGCAGCGTGGGGGTCGTCAAGATGCACGTCGATTGGAGTGACGCGAACCTCCAGCATGGGGTCAAGGTGACTTACATCTACGCGGGCAAGTTTAAGACGGAGGGCAACCCCGATGAGCCGATGACCGAGGAAGCGATTGCCTACCACGCTGCCGACGTAGAGGCGAGCTATAACAAGTTCGTCGATGCCCTAGCCGCCCACCGTGGCACGACGCCAGGCGACGTTCGGAAGAACTACGGCGAGGGCCGGATGCTCGACGCCAAGGCGGCGAAGGCCGCTGGCATGGTTGACCGGATCGGGACGCTGGAGGAGACTATCGGCCGGATCGCCGCGGGTGCTAGGCCCAGCAGGAGCCGGGCGGCGGCCATGCGGATGGAGCTGGAAGCGAGAAAGGCTTGACAACCGCCCCCGAATCTGCATAATCAACAATCAGTCGAACCGCACGCCACGGCGGCGGCCGACTTTTGAGCGTTAAAACCCGAGTCTATTCGCCACGCAGCAGCGGACGAAAGGCACTTTCCCGCCGGGGTTCCGGCAGGAGTTTGTTTTTCGTCCGCTGTTTTTTCTTGGCCATCTTCCACCCGGCAGGGGGTTGCAGGCCGCAACCACCTTAACCGGGAGATTCTAAGATGGCCGGTGGAAACCGACTGCGCCAGCTCCAGGACCGACGCGCGGCCCTGGTCCAAGAGATGGAAGCGATCTCGGCATTGGCCGAGGCCGAAAAGCGCGACCCGACCCCCGAGGAAGAGAAAGCCTTTGACGAGCTTTCTGCCGAGGCGAAAGAACTCGGCCCGAAAATCGAGCGCGAGCAACGCCTGCTCGAACACCAGGCCAGCGTCGCGCGAGTCGTGGCAACGTCCAGTTGCAGCGACACGCAGGTGGGCAACGCCAGGGCCGCAGCCCTGGACGATCCCAAGAAGGGATTCCGAACTCCTCGCGAGTTTTTCGCGTGCGTCATGCGGGCTCAGGGCGGCCGGCTTGACGAGCGGCTCCGCCCCCTCGCCACGGCCGGCAGCGACGAGGCCGGCACCTACTCCGACCCCTACGGCGGCTTCTTGGTGCCGACTGGGTTCCTTCCGAACCTGTTGACCAAGGGCGTCGAGGGCGACCCCACGGCGGGCCGCACGATGGCCGTCCCGATGGCCACGCCGAAGGTGACGATCCCTGCCCGTACCGACACGACCCACGCCTCCAGCGTGAGCGGCGGCCTGATGGTCTACCGGCGAGCCGAAACGCAAGCCGTTACGGCAAGCCGCCTGACGGTGGAGCAGGTCGAGTTGTCGGCTGTCCCGCTGATGGGGCTGTCCTACGCGACCGAAGAGTTGATGACCGACTCGGCCATCAGTTTCGTCGCTCTGCTCCAGGCCGGCTTCCAGACCGAGTTTGCCAGCAAGATTTTCTACGAGAAGATTCACGGCACCGGTGCGGGCCAGTTTGAGGGCGTGCTGAACTGCCCGGCCAAGATCGAGGCATCCGCCGAGACTGGCCAGACGGCCGACACGATCACGTTCTCGAACATCGTCGAGATGCGGTCCCGCTGCTGGGGCTACGGCAACGCAATCTGGTTGTACAACCACGACTGCCTGCCGACGCTCTCCACGATGTACATCCCCATCGGAACCTCGGGCGTCCCGGCCTGGCAGTCGTCCGCCCGCGAGGGCGAGCCCGATCTGCTCTGGGGCCGCCCGGCGTTTGCAACCGAGTACTGCTCGGCAAAGGGCGACGCTGGAGACATCATCCTTGCCGACTGGTCGCAGTTCCTTGAGGGAACCTATCAGCCGCTCGAATCGGCTGAGAGTATCCACGTCCGCTTCGAGTACAACGAGCGGACCTTCCGCTTCCTGATGCGGAACGACGGGCGGAGCTGGTGGCGTTCTGCGTTGACGCCGAAGAAATCGACCGTCACGCTTTCCCCGTTCGTCACCCTGGCCGCCCGCTAACCGAAAGGAGAAGCCATCATGGCCTCTGCTGTTGCTACTGACAAAATCGCGTGCAACTGGTTCATCAAGAACTACGACCACGACCCCGGCACGAACGCCGTCAAGGTGATCTCGGCCGACGGCGGAACCACCGAAATCTGGTTCGACCTCCGCGACTACGATTCGATTGCCTTCCTGGCCGTCTGCACCGCGGGGACCGCGTTCTCGATGACGCTGATGGAGATCGTCGCCTCCGATTCGGAAGACGAGACGGACACCAGCGTGACGCAGATCAAAACCTCGGGTGCCATCACGGCGAACT